AGATTTTATTGCTACATATTTTTGATTTCTAAACGCTTTTATTTTATTCATTTCTGTTCCAAAAATAGTTTCTTTAACTGGATCTTTTACATTCATATTTATAGAAAACTCATCATATCTTGCTGTAAGTTCTACACTTAGTCTTCCTATTTGAAATATAAAGTTGTTTTCTAATCCGGTACTATACATTCCACCTTCTACAATACCACCAACAGGTAACGTTTCAGGCAACTGGTAAATACTATTACCATTTAATAATGTTTCTCCATCTACTACATAATCTGACGCTTTGTATAATTTGAATTTAATAAACTCTGTTGTGTTTAAAGCATCTGTGAATATTGTAGTTTCAAGTATATTTCTCAACGTTTCAGAAGTACTTTGATATTCATCAATAATAGTTCGTGTTACACCTCGTATCTCCTCATTACCATATGTATCACACACAAACGCAGCTAAAAGATCTCCTGTTTGAATTATATTATTCCCATTTATATGCACTTGAGAATAAAATGAAATTGGATTTGCAAATTGATATGTATCAAATGTAACCCAGGAATCTATAACGTTATCTATATATAATGTATTGTTACCTAAATTGGATAAATCGATACCTTCAATATTACCTTCAATATTTCCACTTACACTATTTAATTGTTTTTGTTCATAAATAACAGGCGTTTCGATTGCTTTTATTTTTTTCATTCGCGCATAAATATTGTAGGCTTCTTTTATTGTAAAATCGAAAGTTTCAGGAATATTTCTTCTTGTACTGCCATCTAGAGGAGTGTCGCTTTTAAAGTTTAAATGAAAAAAGCCTCTAATTGTAGGATCACCATTAGAAGTATTATATATTTCATCATGAGGTGATATTATCATTCCAGTATGAATATAGCCATAAGAATAAGTATCATCGCTTGTATTATAACTTATAATAGAGTCGTTTAGCCATGTATAGTTATGTGATTCTTCACGAATTATTGAAGATTTTGGTCCACCTATAGCATCTCCATTCAACTCATAACCCTTATTATTTCTCAAATATATAAACAATAAATCTTCATATGCAATTGCATTATTTAACTGAATTCCTCCTGTAATAACATTATTGTCATAATATTCAAAGCCGTAAAATTGAATCAAAAAATAAGGAGGAGTAGGACTATCATGATCTACAATTGTAACCAGAGACTCAGATATTTGATAGTAATTATAACCGTTTAATGTTATTGATTTTCCTTTTATATTTGAAATATTGTTTCTAAAATCATCTGTAAGTTTGTCCTTTATAGCTACAATTATTTTGTCTCCGTCTTGAATATTGTCGTTGTGAATATTTACTTTTGCAAAAACCATTGGCAGTGGGAATGTGTTTCCAACGTTTATATATATATCATCTCTATAAAATGTATCTTCATAAGATGTAGGTGAAATACTAAACGAAGAAGTTATAGAAGGACTTAATGTCATAGATAAAGATGTAGACATGCTTGGGGTCAACGCATAACTTAAAGAAGGACTCATTGTTGGAGTTGGATATGGGCTCAACGTTGTTGTCATACTTATTGAAGGACTCAAACTTACAGTCATTGTTGGTGATAAACTTATAGATACACTTGGTGTCATACTTTGAGTCATACTGACACTCATTGTAGGCGTTGGTATATTTCGTTCTTCAATTATTATAGTTTCCACCCCTATATTATCAGTATTATAGGTTGGAATTTGTTCTTGAATTGCACCTGTTATGGTTTGTACAAAGGTGGTATTATCACTTAATAATTGTATGTCATCTATTACATTTCTATCGGTTGTTGTGATTTCAGTTTCTAAAAATAATGATGTTTGTATACTTTGAAATGTTGGTGCTTCAATGTTTCCAGCAACTCTAAATAATGTTCTTGATAGCGTCGGTTCAGTAAAAATGGGGTTACTAGCTAGTTCAGTTGAATCAGCGTTTAGTGTTATAGGAGTTCCCTCATATAAAGTATTTCCATCTGAATCTCTGATTTTTGAAACCGATACTGTGCTAAACGTTCCTGTAATTTCAGAACTTACACCTTTTAAATAACCTTTTACAAGCACCTTCATAAAATCTGAAAACTCAGTTGGATCTTCAGGAAGAAGTATATTACTTAATCCTAATGTAAAAACAACTTTATTACCATCTAAAGAATCGGGTTGACTAGGACTAGCTTTTAAATACTCTTGTATAATTTCTGGATTTATTTTCCATTCGTATAATCTTTTATCATCATTATATTCCCTTACTAATAAATTAATTCTTTCATTACCAATGCCAATAAAAAGAGCTTCATTCCCTACAGGATTCAATTCAATATTACTATATTTTGCATCTGTAACTAAATACTTGGTAGGACCAGCATATGTCATTTATAATATTCTACATTTTTAATTAAGTCTCCTATATAATTCAACATATCTTTCATGTAAGTTTTGATCGTTTTGCGACATCCTTTGTAATCTATATTGCTCTAGGCGCTCCTTTTCTTCATTCTTTTTTCTGTAATATTCTTTCTCTTCTTCATTAAATATTAGATTTTGAGTACTTCTTTTGCTTCTTATATCATTTATGTCATTATATCTATGAACTGTATCTGCTAACTGAGGTCTTTCACAGTACGCTTCCATTATATCAGTTCCATTTCTACACGAAAAATCATTTTCTTTCACTTTACCTAATTCATAACAACTATCAAATATATTAGAAGAATTTAAAGCTTCAGGTTCTTTAAATAAAACTAAGTCTTGTTTTGGTATTTTTAATTTTGTTTTTAAAAGATCAGAAATATCTTCTTGGTAATCTAGACTCTTAGACATTCTATTACCATACCCTTCATTCATATAATTCTCCTGTTGAAGTTTATTTTTTTCAAAATATTTATTAAACTTTTGATTACTAAAATTTTTCATTTTGTGAGGTTCTGGTAGATCTTCAATATTATTGTTGTAATTGACTTCTTCTTGTGGTAAATGTTTGTATTTTTTTTCATGATTTCTTGTTTCTTGTAACTGATTAAAGGCCTCATGAACCAACATAAAATATTTAGCATTTCCCATTTTGTCAGGATGTGTTTGATTTAACATATGTTTATATGCTCGCTTGATTGTTTTCCAATCACTGTTGTTTGGAATTCCCAAAACATCATAAGGGTTTAAATTCATTACTTTACATTTTTATTTTTTCTTTTCTAATTTTCCACTTTTGTACATATCATAAACTCTCTTCATTTCCTCTAATTCCTTTTCTTTTTGTTCCTTCTCCTTTTCTTGCATTTCTTTTGTTTTTGCATATACTACTAACGTAGGATCTGTTTTTATTTGCATACTCCACGTATGTTTGTTCATCACATTTATTAATACCATATAATCAGGATATTTATTGATTTTTACAACTCCTCCTCCTCTAAATTCATTGTTTGTGATATATCTTAATTTATCACCAGATTGTATTTTTGCTAAATCTTTTCTACATATTTCTTTGTAGCCTTCTAATTTACTTTTGATATCTCTGCTTGTAAACTTACTCTGACTTTTCATTAAATTATCCCTATATTTAATCTTTAACTGCTTTATAATATTGTTTTGTTAAATTTGAACTGTTTAGATTTACAGGCTCTATGTTTTCCAAATAGGTTTCATTATTTTCATTATAAAATTTAACATAGTCCACCACATATGCATTTTCTTTGTTTATAGGAACAGAAACTTGTACATTGTATCTATTGACAGTTGCAGATGATTTATTAAAAATCATCAGGTCGCCTTTTATTTTTGATCCAGATGACTTGATTTCATTAACTTTTATTATATAATACGAACCCAAATTTTGACTTACTAAATATTCTAAAACTGAATTAAAAACCTTCTGAATGGAATATAATTCAATATTTTTTGTCGCTCCAATAAATGTTTCACTTTTTTCTCTATAAAAAATTAAAATTCCAAATACAATTATTAAACAAATCCAAGGTATACACTTTCTCATATATTATTCCTTTTTTTATTGTTTAGGGTGCATTTTTCCTTCAGAAAAATGGTTCGTTATTTGGTTTAAAATATTTGTAACTTTTTCTTTGATTATACTTTGTTTTACATTTCCATTTATCACAAAAATATTATTTGACTTTGTAAAATGTTTTTCATATTCATCATGTAAACTTGATAAATAATTAATATCAATGTTCTTTTCAGATTCACGACTTCGTGTTTTTATTCGTTCAAAACAAATGTAAGGACTCGTTTGAATATATATGAATATATTTGGTTCTTGCCCATTTAATTTATAAAACATTTCAGTTATATTATATTCCTCGTTGTTTAAAATATTTTTGTTTTTTAGTATTTCTCCAAAAATGTTAAAACTTTCAAATTGACTTCTTTCAGTTATCAATATATTAGATTGATTTTCTTTGATAATATTTGAGTATAGTCCAAATACTTTCATTTGGAGCGTAAAAGCCCATCGTTTCATATCTTTATAAAAATCTAATAATAAATCATTAATTTCATTTAATGGTTCAAATTGAACATTAATTTCTGGGAAGTCTTCTTTTATTGCAGAAATTAATGTACTTTTTCCACTTCCAATATTACCACAAATACTAATATACATACATTTATTTAACTTTTTTCTTTTAAGTTGTTGATTAACTTTGATTACTTAATGTATGCCAACTTCCTTTTATTAAATTTTCGTTCACTATGTAATTTAACATATAACTTTCACCTGATTTTAGAGATCTAGGCAGTGGTGTTGTTCTCCAACGTGTTTCATCTTGATATTCTATATTTTGTCCACTTTCCCAATTTATTAATATTGTTCCACTTTTTGAATTTAGAGTGAAAAAGTCAGCTGACACGTCTAATCTGAAAATTGTATATTGATCTAGATTAACATTTATCACAAAGTTCTTATGGGTACTACTTAATTGAGCCGTTCCCAGGGTTGTTTCGATCATATCTTGTATGTGTAAATCATTTAAAGGTTCTGTAAAATTAAATGTCCCATTCCCATTATTATATTCTAAAGTACTATTGCTAGGTATTGTTGAAGTGTCAGAATAACCTATAAATTCTCTAAACAGTTGGTTGTTTGATGTACCAATACTTGGATTTATTATTTGATTCATAAAATTTACATAAACATATGAATCACAAATAACATATGTTGCTGTCCAATTCCCTGGTGGAAAAATCCACCCTTCATCTCCTAAGCCAGATATGATTAAATTTTGTTCACCTTCGTGTTTTTTTATTAAACATTTATTTGTCAATTGAAACAATATATCACCTGTTTTATAGAAATCAATTGTGTTAATATTA